ATTTTATTATTTATTTAGATATATAAAAAGATGTCTTATAGTCTAGTAATATAAAAAAGTCTATATATACCAATGGTTTCAAGCGAGACAGGACGTATAGACTCATGTGCTAATAACCGTCTTGTTCCTGTGCTAGTCTCTTAACATTTCTTAACATTTCTTAACATAACTATATGTATCTATAGTCAACTGTACATAACTATATCTTACTAGCAATGTCTAAAGACTATGACAGCAAGACATCAAAATAAGACAGGAACAAGACAGGACAAAAATTCTACCGTCATGGACATATGACGTAACACCAAGACATAAAAAAGAGTACCGATATGGTACTCTAAAATCCATTTAATAACGTTTCTATAGTGCCTAAAGCAATGAATATAAACAGCATGATGGTTTCGATACTGAAAAGTTGGTCAAACAATGTAATCAATTTGGTAATCGCATACATTGTATATTGTTCATTAAGTTTGCCTTTCCATTTTCTATTGAGATATTGGAAAACGACTAATCCGCCTCTCAAAAGATAAAACACTAGTATGTCAAATGCCAGAATGATTGTATAACTCATTAGTGTTTTCATCATAATTCCAATTCGCATAGTGCTAGACACGTTGCAATGATAACGATTAATGTAAATAATATAGTTACAAACAATGGTAGAAATAAGTTAACGTTATAACATAAATCCATTGCCCACATAAAGGCTGAAATAATCAATATGATGGACAAAACATAGACTACACCCACTTTGGTATTATGACTGATTAAAATCTCCTCATAAGGCTCTAAATCATCTAAAGAGAAAGGTACTTTGCACCCTCTATAGCCCATTAATTGATAATATGCTCTCTGTTTGCTAGTTAAGTTCTCATAGTTACGGATTAATAAGTGTCTAGGACTCACTAATATTATATTTACATTATGTTCATCATAGTCATAACGAGCAATGGTGATGTCTGTTCCTTTGACTCTATATTTCATTTCTGTCAATCCTCCACGATTTCACAATTTTCTAAAACATCTTCAATGACATAATATTTTTGACTTTCCAAAGTCACGAATTGGAATAATTGCTTTGTAAAAGCACTTAAATAAGAATATTCACCTCCTGCCCACCATGTAGGCTCATTTTCCATAATACGAGGCTCTTTTTCATATAAATTTATTACTCCACTTTCATCTCTACAAATATATTTTGCACCTTGTTTTTGAACAAATTTGAGCATTTCATAATCTAAACGAGTCAGTTTAATCGGCTCTAAAGACTCTAATTTATCTAATTCATATCTCCATGCGAAATTATTTCCGTTTACCATACATTGTCTGATGTTAGCTTTACTCATAATATCCATATTATCATCGCATAAATTTCCAGCGGACGCATACACTGTATGTGAGCTCTCTTGTTGTTCACCTCTAATAATCATACCTTCATGGTCGAAACTGTATTTAGGAACTTTTAACTTAAATTTTTTCATTTTCATCTACCTCTCAATTTCATATATTTATTTGTATTTAGCTCTTTTTCTTTCTTCTTTTAGTTCTTTTAATATAATGAAAAGTCGACGCTTTTCTTTATCTTTTTGGAGATAAAAATCATGAATATTCTCAACAAAAATATTTGATTTTAAATTTTCTTTTGAAAGAGCGATCTCACCTTTATGCTCCGCAAATAATTTTTGAATTTGTAAAATAGTTGTTGGAATTTCTTCAACAATTTTATCATTCTCTTGATAATAATATGGCTTGTTAATATAATCATCAGGTGCATTTTTTAAATATTTTAATTCTGGTCCAAACAAAACTGATAAGTAGTTTAAATTATCACAGAATTCTTTTGCTTCTTTTTCAGAAATGAAAATTTTAAAATATTCATTTTTAGAGGCTTCCTCAAAGCCAATATCTTTATATTTCCACACGGCTTTTTCAATGCGCAAACGTAAAGTATAGCAATAAAATCCGCCACCTACTTGTCCAACAATATCACCGAAATAATTGTACTCATAATCAGGTATTTCAAATCCAGTTTCTTCAATTTCTTGTGCCTCTATTCGTTCTTTTTTATTGTTAAAAACCTTTAAATCAAACCCTCGAAATGAAGTTACACCTTTGAAAGCACAACTTCCTTTATAATAACCATAGACTTCTTCATAAATCGCATACAATTTCATTTCAAAATTTACTCCTTATCTAATTTTTCATTTTCAATCACCTCATATTTGTCTAAAATATCTTGAATTAAAGTAGGTTCTTCATTCTCATAAGAAACAAAAGGATATAACTCTTTAAGGTACATATCGAAAACAGGGTATAAATCTTCATCTTTACCAAACCAAAGATAACCATTAGTTACAGGTTTATTTTTGAAAAAATTCAATCTATTGCCGGATTCCTCACGTGTAATGTATTTATATCCCATTTCTAATTGATGTTCTAGAAGTAATTTTTCTAGCATTGTAAAAGTATGTTTTATTTCCTTTAAATAGTCTTTGCCGAATCCACATCTAGGATATTCCATACAGTTAATGATTTGTTCTTTAGTCATGATGTGTACATTCAACTTACAAATATCAATACTGTCGATTTCTAAAATTTCACTTCTTTCATTAATTTCTCCTTCAACAACCATTCCTTTAACCCACCAGCTTTTACCTGGATTTTTTAATTCATATTTCATCTTTCTCTCTCCTTCTTATTCTAAATTAAAGTACATCACGTGGCATAAAAAATATAAATTGACCGTCAATAATGTTATTTTCAATGCTACAAAATACATTTCTTGCATCCTCAAGAGTACGATAATATCCCATTATTTTACCGTTAACTAATACTTCATATTGATTTGCTTCTGTGCTATATCTATAACTAAAATTATTACATTTTACCATTTTCATTTCATCTTGACTTTTAATCCACATTTGTATTTACCTCACAATTATCCAAGATATATGCTATAGGATATGGTTCTTCATCTTCCCATTTAATAAATGAAAATAAATCATCAAAGTAAATTCTTTTTACCTTTTTGGTTACCTCCCATTGAGATCGCAATTTACTTGGTGTTGTATCATAAGCAAATAGGTTTGTGTTATCATCTCTAGCAATATATTGATAACCATGTTCAATACAATATTTCAACAATTCATATTCTAGTTTTGATAAAGGAATTATAGGATTTAAAGACTCCAATTTGCTTATTCGATAAGGCCATTTATAATTAATGCCCCTTACAAAACAATCTTTTACTTCATCATCACTCATAATGTCTTTGTTATTTAAATATATATCCCATGCTCTCACAAAAATATTTTGTCCATCTTTAACTATCTCACCTTTTAAAATCATTCCTTTTTTATCAAAAGTAAAACTTTTCTCTCTTAATCTAAATGTTCGTTCCATTTCTTTTTCCTCTTTTCTATATTTTTTATCATCTAGTACTTTAGTTAAATGAAAATCTAAATTTTGTAAACAATGACGTGTAAATAATAACATATCGAGTTTATCACTATTCATCTTCATTGCCTCCTAAAAAATCATACATCAACATTGCTACACCCCAGATAATTAAAGGTGTACATAAAATTAAACCTACGTCAGCATTAAACATTGAATTTCACCTCACAATCTAAAATTATTGTTCTCCCATCATCTAAAACTTTTTTAATAAGTTTATTTGAGAACATTTCTCCTAATACCATCCATAAAACAAGTGGATTACCATTTGCTATCAAGTTATGGTTGTTGTCAAAAACATGCCATATCTTTCTATTTCTTTTTTGAAATGCTAGTTCATATAGATAACCACCTAATTCTTTTTTCATTTTTGTTCCCTCCTAAAATACTTGAACTGCTAATCTGATATAATGATTTTTACTGTTAGTTTCATTGACAGGATAATCAAACCATCTTGTTCCTAACATTATAACCAAATTACTAATCGTAGCACGAGCTATCAATTCATTATTGGCATCATGAAGTGTCCATATGTCAAGATGATTACTTGGTAATGCCAATTCAGCTAATACTTTACCTAAAGTATATTGTTCCATTTTATTCACCTCTCTTTACTTTTGATAGTGTGGTTGAGTAACAAGCCACACTATCAATAGCCTTGTCTAACAACTCACACAATTCAAAATCTTCTTGTTCTTCTGGGTTTACTCCAAAATGATTACATAAGATTTCAATTTGGTCTGATGTTAATGTAAATTCAATTTGTCTATCCATCTTTGTTTCCTCCTTCATTTGACACCCTTATTGTATACCCATAGTCTAGGTATGTCAATAATTTTCGGTATATTTTTTAAATTTGTTTAAAATGTCTAAAATGTCTTTACTTTAGTGTAATTTTAGTGTAATATAGGTATCGTCAAAGGAGGAAGATTAATGAAATATGTAACTTTTAGTGATTTTATTTTCGATTTTATGTATGACAAAAATCAAAAAACATGGACGATATATGACTCAAATAATACACCTCTTTTTCAAGGAACACCTTATAGAATGTATATAATGTCATTAATTGGATTATTGGAGATACGTATTAAAGAAATAGATTTTGTTAAAGAAAATATAATATTAGATTGTAAAGTTAAAAAGGAGGAAGATTAATGAAAAGAATGTCAATCAAAGAAGTGATGAATTATCTAGAGATAGGTCGAAGTACATTCTATATTTATCGTGACAAAGGTATGCCTGTGCATTATACTTTAAGTAAGCGCCCTCACTGTTTCAAGGAGGAAATTGACGAGTGGCTTCAAAATAAAGTAGATAACAGGAGGAAGTGATAATGCTAGAATATGCAAAAGCTTATGATAAATTGGGATGGGTAGTCATGCCCATCAAACCAAATGATAAAAGACCTATTATCAAGAATTGGTCGAAAATACAATACAATGATGAAACACTGGATAAATTCAAAGATACCTCAAACATAGGTATCATCATGGGAGCGACAAGCAATCTTGTATGTATCGACGTGGATGTTAAACATACAGATGGTGTAGCTACCCTAGAAAAATTAGAAGAACAGTTAGGAGAACTTCCTCAAACAGTTATGAGTGAAACCCCCAGCGGTGGTATTCATTATTATTTCAAATACGTCAAAGGAATTAGAAATAGAAAGAATGTCGGTGAGGGGATTGACATACAGGCAGATGGTACTCAAACAGTAGAAGCACCAAGTCAAATTGACGGTACTTACTACGAGTGGGTGAATAGTCCATTTGAATATGAGATAGCAGAGTTACCTCAAAAATGGAAACAGTATCTATGTGAAGAAGTAGATGAAGATACTTTATTGCTTTCAAACAAGCCATTTGAAGCACCTAGCGAAGTTGAAGAAGGTGGACGCAATAATACTCTAGCGAGTTATGTTGGTTCTTTATTAGGAAAAAAATTAAAGAAAGCGACAGTATTGAAAAAAGCTTTGAAGTATAATGAAGAGTCGTGTAATCCACCTCTTGATGAAGATGAAGTCAAGACTATTGTCGACTCTATGATTAAGACGGATAAGACGAATAAAGCGAATAATGTCGAAAAAAGTATCAATGAGTCAAAATTAGACTCTAGTAATGAAGATGATTTGAAAGTAGATTGGATTTCTTTTGATGAAACAGGAACAGTCAATATCAATGACAAGAAATTTGCTGAATGGTATGTCAAAAGAAATGAACTTTATTGTATCAATGATAGATTTTATACACGTTATGGTCAAATTAGCGATAATGAGTTTAGAAACAATATTCATAATATTATAGGTGGTATTATTACAACTCGTTTGTCAGCTAAAGTAGAGTCTCTATTAGCGAGTGTCAAGAATGAAGCATTCACTAAATTAGACGCGCCAGACAAGTATAAAGTACAGTTTGATAACATCAGCTTTGATGTTAGACACGGAAAGCTTGAAGAATGTGACACCTTTTTTACACTACATCAGATACCGCACAATTATGACGCTAAAGCGGACTGTCCTAAATTCAAAAGATTTATCAATAACCTTTTCTATGAAGAAGATATTCCTGTCATTCAAGAATATTTAGGATATTGCCTGGTACCGAACACTCTTGCTCAAACAGCTTTATTCATTGTAGGAGAGGGTGGGGAAGGTAAATCAAGAATTACAATTCTAATGGAGCATATTATCGGTCATGACAATGTAGTCATTGGTGATTTCATTGGACTTCAAGATAAATTCTCTACAACTTCATTAGATAAACAAATGATGTTCATAGATGATGATTTATCTTTGGAAGCTTTAGATGATACGTCTAATTTTAAAAAGATTGTAACGGCTGAAACGACAATGGAAGTCGAACCGAAAGGTAAGCCTAAATATAAGACAAAGCTTTATTCTAGAATATTATGTTGTGGAAACGGAGCGATACAATCGAAATTTGATAGAAGTGACGGTTTCTATAGAAGATTGTTGATTTCAAAAGTTAAACCTGTACATTATGATAAACCAGACAGGACTTTATCAGACCAACTCGACCAAGAAATACCAGGTATTATTAATTGGCTTTTAGAAGGGCTATGTAGAGTCGTTAGAAATGGTTTCATTATCGAACCATCTGCACGTATGACACAAGAATTGCAATCGGTAAGAGACAGTAGTGATACTATTCAATTATTTATGAGTGATGAACAGTTCATTGAATATACAGGAGATAAAGACGATAAGGTGTCAATCAAGCAGTTGTATGACGCTTACGAAAGCTGGTGTCAAGACAATAATTATTTAGTCATTCATAAGAACACCTTTGGTAAGGTCATTAGAAAGACGTATAAAGCGAATTTGTCTAAAAAGATTATGAACCCTCAAAGAGTAAGCGATTTGATTTCACAAGAAAAGGTGTATATCAATAAGAAACAGGTGCGAGGGGTCGTAGGTATTAAATTGAAGAACTATAAGAAATCATTCACTGTAAGTGCATAAGGAGGAAAAGAAAATGACAGTAAGAGAAGTATTAGAAAATATGAAAGGCGGAGCGTCGATTTTATATATTAAAGATATTGAAGATATTGAAGGGACTAATTTAGTTTTATCTAGAAACATGATACCTTTTTGCAATGAAAAATTGCTAGATACGAAAGTTAAAAATTTAGACGCAGGTGATATTGAAATGAAAGGAAAAGGTCTAGCATCATATAACGCATGGAGTTATTCAGATATTTTTAGTGAAAAATTTATAATTTGCACATATGATAAAGAAAAAGAGTAAAAATATTTTTACTCTTTTTTTCATATATTTGTTGACATTGTTAGAAATCTATAGTAATATATAGTCAAGGAAAGGAGATAACCAAAGGTTATCAAAGGAAATATAAAAATGTTTGATGCTTATTTGGAAAGAATCACAAATGAAGCTTATTACAATAATGAGCCAGACCAAAGAGTTTTAGAAGAAATTGAAGAAGTTAAAGAAAAATTAGAAGAACTTCAAGATGAAATTTCTGAAACAGATTTAGAAAGTAAAGAAGCGGAAGATTTGATTGCAGAAGTAGATGAATTAAATGAAAGATTAGAAGAATTAGAGGAATTAGCTTATGGAAGTAACTAAAGAAAATTTAGAATATGCTTATAAGCATACGTCCTCTCAATGGGATTTTTATTGGAGACACTCTAATAACGACCCTAGATGGTTTTACAATCCACCTATTGAATTTCATGAGGGGGATATGGTTTATGTCAATTTAGATGTAGGTTTTCCGCATGAAATGTGTTTCGGTCATTGGTGTTATGTAGTGAAAAAGTTCAGGGATAAAATGCTCGTCATCCCATCTACAAGTGTCAAAGATGATTGTACGGTATCTACAGAAATGGATATACGTGTAGTTATCAATGGAAAGAAAACAAAATCCAGATTGAACTTTAGTGAGTTAAGAACTGTAGATAAAATGAGGATTGACCCTCGTAAGTCTGTAGCTAAACCGCAAGTCAGTCTTTGCTTTATAAAATATAAATTGAAAGAATTCATAGGAGGTTAGTTATGCTAGAAGTAAATAAAATTTATAACACGGCAAGAAATGGGGTGATAATTTATGAGAAAATATGAAAAAGTCTTACCAACCATAGCAACATGGATGATGTTATTTTCTCTTATCTTTGTTAGTTATAAACATAGCAATCTGGTAGAAGATTATAATGATTTGACTACTAAATATAACAAAATTGTGAAAGAGAAAAAGACAGTTGATACTATGTGTCATATACTGTTAAATCAAGAGCCTTATGTAGTACATGAAGTCAAAACTGTAGAGTGCATAGGAGAGTTTAAAATTACTTATTATTGTGGTTGTGATGTATGCAACGGTGTATGGGGAAATATTACCTATAGAGGTACAATTCCTCGTCCTCAACACACAATAGCAGTAGACCCTAATGTAATACCACTTGGTAGTAAAGTAATCATAGAAGGGATAGAATACACAGCCGAGGACACAGGAAATAAAATCATAGGTAATAAAATTGATGTTTATGTATCTTCACATGAAGAAACTTTGGAAAAAGGAACTGAAACTTTAAAGGTATATAAGGAAGTGAACTAAAAATGAAAGAAAAGATGAAAGAATTTTTAGAAGGATTTTTAGTTATCGATATACTAGTTTGTTTTTCATGGGCGATAGTTGAAATATTGATGTTCATACTTAAAATGATGGGAGTGATTTAAGATGGGTGAAATAGATAAACAATGGATGAACCAAAGAGGATTTGACGAATGTCTCAAAGATGGTAATACTTTGATTTTTAAAGACGTAAATGATATTCAAGTAGGTGTCAAAAATAGCTATTATAGGTTTTATTACATTGTTGATACCGTAGGGAAATATCATTTAAGAAGTACAAAATTCTATGATTGGGATAGTTTTAATACTTTTTATGAAGAATTTAAAGAATTGGTAATGACTTTGAAATGGAAGGATGATGATTTATAATGAAAAACTTTGAAGTTTATGAAGATAAAATTAAAGAATTAAAGGGTCACATTGCACTAAATAAAAGCGACAAATTAGTATCATGTAATGGTTTTCGTTGTAGCGATTGTAAATTTAGTGGTATTGATGATAGTGAATATTGTCACCAAAACATATTTGAATGGCTATATGAAGAATATAAAAAGCCAAAAGTTAAAATTTCTTTAGCATCTAAATACTTTTTAGAAAGTTTAAATGATAAGTATGAATGGATTGCAAAAGATGAAGACGGTGCTGTTTGGTGTTATAAATTTAAGCCTGAAAAATATACACAAGATAAAAACAAAAGATGGACTACATATGGTAGGGGTAATATTGCTGGCTTTAGAAATGTTTTCAAAAAAGAATTATTCGATTTCCTTTCTTGGGAAGATGAGGAACCAACTAATATCAAAGAATTATTAGAAAATTGTGAGGTGATAGAAGATGAATAATGTAGATAAAGTACTAGCTAGAATTGATATTAAGCACACATTCAATCAATCTATTATCAAATATGGCAAAGAACCGCAATGCAGACAAGCTATGGAAGAATGCGCTGAACTTATTCAAGCAGTGAATAAGATGCTACGCTATGAAGATAGGCCAGCCGAACCCGAGTATTATGCTAATTTAATTGAAGAAATAGCTGACGTTGAAATCATGCTATATCAATTAAAAGTGATGTTTAATATTGATGATGATCAAGTGTTTGCTTTTAAAGTACAAAAAGCTAAAAGAGAACAAGAAAGGTTGAAAAAGTTATGACAGCACAAGAAATGTTTGAAGAGTTAGGATATACTTCATTAACAAAAAATTATATAAAAGGTAAATTAAAAACAATCGAGTATGAAAACGAAGAAAACAAAGATTGGATTAAGTTCCATACAGATAACCGACGATTTATTGAAATAAGTGGTAATGGAGTTTTCATTGGAGAACTTCAAGTAATCAATCAACAATGTAAAGAACTAGGGTGGATAGAATGACAGCAGTTGAAATGTTTGAAAAATTAGGCTTTAGAAAAAATACATCAATTTGTTATGGGAAAGAACATATTGTTTACGAAAAACCAATAGGCAATGAAAATGATGATTGCGGATTTGACATATTTACAGTTGAATTCAAAGATAAAAAATTCACTTATCACAACACATGGAACAGCGCAATTAAAACGGATAAAACAATGTTAAGAGCCATAAATAAACAGTTTGAGGAATTGGGGTGGATGTAATGGAAATACAAGATATGGGAAATAATTTAATGGATTTTGTAAATTCTTATAGTTTTAAGGATAGAAAAGAAGTTTATACAAATGGGGCTGAATTGGTGCCGATATTTAGAGTCCAACAAGCTTATGATTATTATTTTTTAAAATTAGAAAAAGCGTTAGATAAAGCATGCGAAATTATGACTAATAGAGTAAATATTGATAGTGGAAACGGAAAGCCAACTATTAATTTTACAGAAAAAGAATGGAAAGAATGGTTGATGAATAATGAAACTATTTAAACACCAAAAACAAATACTTCATCTACTTACAAATAATGACCAATTCGCTGTATTCGCTGAACAGGGTACGGGTAAAACGGCACCTGTTCTTTATCATTTATGCAACCTATTTATTGCTAGAGAAATAGAAAACGCTTTAGTTATATGTCCTGCTTCAACTAAAGGCTCATGGAATAGAGATATTGAAAAATTTCCAAAAAGAAAAAGAAAACATCTTAAAAATCTAGTTGTCGTATCTTATGACACCGTATGGAGAAGAAAAGAGTACGAGAAAGCGTGGGATTGTATCGTTTTAGACGAGTCTCATTGTATTGCACATAGAAACACCAAGCGTACTAAATTCATTCATAAACTTAAAAATATGAGCAAATACAGGTATATTATGACAGGTACACCTATGCACAATGGGCATTATGAAGATTATTATTCTCAAATTGATTTTATTCTTCCTAATTATCTAGGAACTTATAATGAGTTTCTAGCACACCATACTGTACAGAGACAACTACCTGGTACTTATGTGAAAATAATAGTTAAGTATAGAAACGTTCAAGAATTACTAGACAAAATAAGTGAAAAAGCGTATTATATAGATAAGAAGTCATGTCTTGATTTGCCAGATATGTTACCTCCAAACATCATTGATTGTGAGTTAAAAGAAAAGAAAAAGTATAAAGAGGCTTTAGAAAACTTCATAGAAGAATTCGATATGAACATAGGAAATCCTATGTCCGTCATTGTGAAGTTAAGACAGTTATGCAGTGGTTTTGTAATAGATGACTACCAAGAACTTCATGAACTAAAATGTGAGAAGATAAAAATGCTAGATGAACTTATCGACAGTTTAAATGGTAAACTCGTTATCTTTGCCGAATTTACTTACTCTCTTTCTCAAATTCACAAGCTTCTAGAGAAGAAGAAAATCAAGTATGTAACTTTGGATGGGCAACAAAGAAACAAGTCGATATGGAAAGATTTTCAAGAGAACGAGGACATTCAAGCTATCGTATGTCAATATCGTTCAGCCAATGCAGGAATAGATTTGTTTGCTTCCAGCAATATGATTTTCTATGAGCCAAACCAATCAAGTACAGTTATTGACCAAGCTATGGCACGTATACATAGAAATGGACAAACTAGTAAATGTAGTTATCATTGGCTGATTACAAAAGATACTGTAGAAGAAGATATTTACGAACGTGTTTCAAATGGAATTGACTTCAATGTAGACGCTTTAGATAATTTTAGACAAAGGATGTGATAGAAATGATAGAGAGAACATTTAAAATACCATCATGGCATAGACTTTATTCAGATTACTTTAGGTATCTGAATAATACTCAACAAGCTATCAAATTACTTAAAGAGTTTAGAAAAGAACAGGATATTCAATGTGAACTTATTCTACCTTACACCGACAGTCGTACCCAAAAACAATCTCTAAAGATTGCTACAACCAAAGACTATAGAAGAATAGCACATGACAAAAAGAAATTCGGTACGGATTTAAAGAAACCAGATAGTCAAGGCTTCTATGGTATTCGTCTTAATTCTAAACTTTATCAATCGTGGTTGGATATATTGAAAGCTAATGATAATTTCAAAATTCTAGACGAACCTAAAATAGCCGAATATATTGGTATCAACAACAAAGGTAAGGATTTAGGTAAATTTGAAAGAGAGTTTCTCGTAGATGATAAAGACCTTTATTTATCAATCAAATGTGAATACAAATTTATCGTGGTAGATGATTTTATTGAGATTGAGCCTTATAAATTCTATGAAATAAAGGAAGGAGAGATATTGTGATTGAGAGTAAAAGAAAACAATTAGAAATCATAGAAGATTTCTATGCACTTTATATGCGTTCACCGAAACACGCAGAATACAAAGCTTTAGGAGGCACATATAAGACGAGTCCTTACATTACATTCCTAGTTGAAAATTATTTCAAACCTCCAACGTCTAAAGAAGAAACTTATGAAGTTATTAATAGACAAGGAGACGTTGTCTATACAGGAATTCCTAAAGATATAGGGTATGAGTATGATACTACAGGTGGACAAGTATCTAGAGCGTGTAGAGAAAAAACATTGTATAAAGGAAAATATACAATTAGAAAAAAAGAATTTGATATAAATTATTTCAATAAACATAGAAAGGATGATTTGAATGGAAAAATTGACTAAAAAAGATTTACAGAAACGTTGGGGCATCTGCGAAAGAACCCTTGACAGATGGAAAGATATGAAAGGGCTACCTTATCATAAATTGCCTGTAAATGGTAGAATTTATTTTTATAAAGAGGAGATTGAAAAGTGGGAAAACAAGATGATGGGTGGAAAAGTAGATTAGTAGCTTTTGACTTTGAAGTCACAGCCTACGATTGGCTTCTATGTATCAAAGATAGACAGACGGGTATATTTTATGATTTTCACAATGACCCGCAGGGTGTTGAGGATTTTATCAATAAGCATGATTTTATCTATGTAGGATATAATAATAAACATTATGATAATTATATCCTTAAAGGTATTTTAAATCATTATACACCAGATTATATTAAGGATATTAATGATTATATTATCGAGGAACATCAAGATGGATGGACATATCCATTCGACCAACCGTATATCAAAATACCATCTACTAGTGACCTCATGTTGGATATGCCTTTAAGACAATCTTTAAAGGAACTTGAAGGTAATATGCTCATGGACATTCAAGAGTCAACTGTAGATTTCAAAATAGACCACCCGTGGACCAAAGAAGAATTTGACGAAATGCTATCCTATTGTCACCATGATGTCGACTCTACATCACGTCTAATCGACGAAAGAATGGACTATCTAGAAGCTAAAGTATTCAATGGTACGAGAGAAGGTTTAACACCAGAAGAGTCCTTATATCGAACAAATGGGCAGTTAGCGAGTATCTCTTTAGGTGCTGAAAGATGTGAGTTTAATGATGAAAGAGATATTCAGTTTCCAGATACTGTAAATTGGAATAATATCCCTGAAGAAGTGCAGGACTTCTTTAACCAAGCTTTTGATGAAAATATCCCTACGGAGGTACTTTTCAATAAGAAACTTAAAATTGATTTTTTAGGTTTGGAATGGGTGTTCGCATGGGGAGGTGTTCATGCGAGTGTTCAAAATGAAATCATTGTAAACAAAGATGGATATGTTCAAAAGATTGCAGATGTAACTTCCCTATATCCATCATTGATGGAAGAATATGGACTTACGAGTCGTGCAGTACCAGACCCTAACAAATTCTTCAACATGAAGAAAGAACGTATTGACGCTAAACATAGAGGTGACAAGAGAGTAGCAAATTCTCTTAAAGTACCTATCAATACAGTTTATGGTATTTCATTACAACAGTTTAGTGATTGCTACGACCCACGTAATGGTCGTTCAGTATGTGTAACAGGACAGTTACTATTGACGGACTTATGTGTTGAGTTATGCAAACAATGTAATACAATTAGACTTACCAATGTGAATACGGATGGTGTCGCTTTTATTATTCATGAAAGCGAAATGGATATAGCCAATGGTGTCATGGATGAATGGCAAAAGAGAACACGTCTAGAGTTGGAAGTTGAAGGTGTCAAGCGTTATATTATTAAAGATGTGAATAATTATATCCTTGAAAAAGAAGATGGTTCATTGAAAGTAAAAGGTGCTTATGTGAGCGATTATAAACCATCATTCAAGCATAACTCATTTTCTATTGTAGCAAAGGCTATCATTGACTATTTTATCAATGATGTACCTGTAGAAGATACTATCAATGCTTGTAATGACCCTTTCCAATTTCAATTAATTGGAAAAACAGGAGGTAGTTACGATAAGACAGTTCATTATGTGAATGGTGAAGAAATAGAAGTACAAAGAGTAAATCGTATCTATGCAGTTAAAAATGAAACTCTAGGTGCGGTTAAAAAAGTGAAGAAAACATATTTGAGTAAAGAATTGTTCCAAGAAGTAGACTTTGAGGAAAAATGGGCAAGATATTATATCAATCAAAAAGGAAAGAAAACTTATAAGAGAGTATGGGAAACGGACGAAAAGGGAGATTTCTTTATGAGAAAAGACACAATCCAAAATTGTCCACCTCACGCACTTATAGACAATTCTTGTAAAATTACTATTGACACTATTGATAAAGAGTGGTATATTAATCTTGCAAAGAAAAGAATAAATGATTTTCTAGGCATTAAAAAAAATAAGAAAACAAAGGAGAAAAAGAAAATGGCAGTAGCTAAAACAAAATTAGAGCCAAGACCTGCTCTATACAAAAAGATTTTTGATTTAGGTCTATATTTAGCAAAACAACCTTACATTACAGATGGGTACAATGATGCACAAGGATATGAATACATCAAGTCAGCTTACTATCGTAAAGTATTAGGACAAGGATGTAGAGAAGTTGGATTGATTTACAAATTATCTATCGTAAATAGATTATTTACACCTCTTGAAAAAACTAGAAATATGAACTTGATTACTATTCAAGGAAATATGAGTTTGATTGACCCAGATACAGGGGAATTTGAAGATTACCCAATTATTGCAGAAGGCAGTGATAATTTAGATAAAGGTATTTATAAAGCTGAAACAATGGCTATCAAATACTTTGTGTTAAATAACTTCTTGTTACCAGAAACACAAGATGAAATCGACCCAGAGTCAGCTAAAGAAGATAAAAAAGCAGAAGAAAAACCTTTAAATGTAACAAAGGATGAGCCTAAAAAATCTAAACCTACACCTCCTCCAACAAAGGAAGAAAGAGAAGAAGCTAAACAAGAAGTCGTAAACAACGACCAACCAACAATGGCTTATGTAGATGAAATGATTGACTTGATTAAGAAATGTCAAGAAAAGAAACCAGGATATGGCGAAAAAACTTTAACTAACCTTGAAAAATTCAAAAAAGGCGAAATGGCTTTAACTAAAACAAAAGCAGTTTCTATGATGACAAAGATTGAAGAAAAGGCGGACGAGTTAGGGGTTGAATAACCTCCAACTCTCAAATGATTATGAGAAGATTATTTGTAAGTCAACCAACGCGTGGTAAAACAGAAGATGAAATTATAGAAGCAAGAGATAAAGCAGTTAAAAAATTATCATTAATACTTGATGAAGAATTTGAGGTAGTTGATAGTTATTTTACAGAAGATGAACCAAAAGATGTGAAAAATAGTGGTGTGTATTGGCTAGGTAAATCTTTAGAATTATTGAGTAAATGTGATTTGGCTTTGTTCATAGGCGATTGGTGGGAATATAGAGGATGTCGAATTGAACGAGAAGTAGCTCGAACATATGGAATAGAAATAACTGAAATATAAAGGAGAATAAAAATGTTAGATTGGAAATACAGTGAAGATGGGAAAAGAATTATTTTAGTAGATGGAGAACCAAGAAGTAAATTAAAAGTTACAGGTACTCGTCTAGCAGGAATTTTAGGATTGAATAAATGGAACACTCCATTTCAAATGTGGTGTGAAATTACTAAATGTGCTAGACCTCCATTTGAAGATACGATTTATACCCTAGCTGGTAAAGCTATTGAACCAAAACAAATTAAATGGACCAAAGAACAAATTAGTGAAAACGTATTATCACCAGAAGAATTTTTCGGTAACAGATATAGTGAGGTCAAATATGACTTCTATCCTAATGAAAAAATCTACGGTGGTATGTGGGATAGTAAACTTGTTCGTCCTAGCGGTAAGGTATCAGATATTTTTGAATATAAGACTACCAAACGTGCAGAGGATTGGGTAGACAATCCACCTGTTTATTACTTATGTCAAGCATTAGAATATGCTTATTTAGAAGGTGCTAAAAGAGTACATTTAGTTGTATCATTCTTAAAAGATGATGATTATAACAATCCTCAAAACTTTGTAGTAGATGATAGCAATACTCAATTATTCACATATGATGTTGATAAAACTTACATTGATACTACGGATGGGGAAATCGTTATTTTAGAAAAAGGGGATGAAATCCCTACAAACCATTATAACATTAAAGGCTTGATTGAATTAGCCAATAAGTGGTATGATGAACATATCAAGACAGGTTTCAGTCCTGTATTTGATGAAGTGAAGGACAAAGAATATTTAGATATTTTAAGAACTTCAAAACCTCAAAATGATTTAGACGATAACGATTTGGTTGCTAAAGCTAATGAACTTATCGCTAAAATAGATGCCATTAAAAAAGAAACAGGTTTAGCGGATTTAGAAAAACAATTAGAAGCTTGTGAAAAGGGTATCAAAGAACAGTTGTCTTCACAAATGGGAGATAACGATACAAAAGCAGTTTTAGGTAACTATACATTATCTAAAACAGTTAAAGAAGTTGTTTCTTATGATGTTGAAGCAATGGAACTTGACGGAGTATTAGACAAGTATGAAATTAAATCAACAAAAGAAACATTAACATTGAGAAAGAAAAAATAGAGAAAGAGAGATTAGAGATTATGGACACAATTCAATTAGTAGAAAGTAGTTTTACATTAGTACCTGCAGGAGAAGATGTAGTTTTAACAATTACAAGTGCAAAGGCAATGCCTAAAGCAAAACCATCTAAAATCGAAGTAGTATTCACTCATGCAAATGGTGGAACAATCAAACAAACTTATGACTTAAATAAAAAATTAAAGAAAACAGATAAAAATCCTATTGGTTTAGTATTGTTCTCAATTTTAGCAAGAACAGCTTTAGGAGACAGTTCTTTAGAAAACTTCTCATTATCTAAAGATTTACCAAAATTAGTAGGCAAAAATTTAGTGTGTGAAGTCAAACATTCAGACCCTAAAGATAATGAAAACGGATATGTTTATGCCAACATTAAAAAAATTGTTAGATTAGCAGATGAAGAAACTGTTGAGGAAGTAGAAGATGAAGAAGATGACCTTTAATAGGTCGCCTTTAGAGTCAAACCTAGTCAAGAAGGTTGAAACATATATTAAAACCACGTTTAAAGAAAAAGCGTGGTTTTTAAATGTCGGTGGCAACGCTTCACAAAGAAGTGGAGTACCAGATATACTAGTGTGTATCAATGGAAGATTGATAGGTTTAGAACTTAAAAGAGAAGATGGAACAGGACGACCAAGTAAACAACAGGAAATTGAATGTCGAAAGATAAATAATGCAGGTGGAATAGCAATCATTACAAATGATTTTGAACAAATAAAAAAATTGCTAAATGATGTTTACAACAATAAATATGTATGTTAGAATAATATATGTGAGAGGTCCCACCCATCACCTCTCACTTCTCCGTTAAAACATTTTGGTTGCGAATATGCAAAAAGACTACATTTATTTGTAGTCTTTTTTCATGCACATTGCATATCTTAAAGCTTTGCCATCTGGGGCATCTTTATCGTTCAAGAACTTGTGCGCCATACGGACATAGGATGTTACGTTATCTCCTAGCACTTCGCAATAATCACTATATATCATATTCATGGCATAATTCCAATCGTATTCGTTGAAGTCCCTAAAAGAGATACCATTACTACGTGCTACCGAGTTTGTTTCTTCTACACTCCATTTAGGAACTCTTGAGCCATCATCATTTACCATATCTTCATAAATGTCATTCAATGTGTCCTCGTCAAAATGATACCCATTTACTAAAATATAAAGATTTGTTTTAATATCTCGATAACGCTCTGGGTGTTCCACTTTGATAATATCCATGACAATATCAAAGTCCTCCATCATTTTTTCAATTACTTCTGGATGGTTCATTGCTTGTTGATACATATGTTTCATACTCATAATTTACCCTCCTTCAACAATTTAATGATTTCTTCGTTCTGTTCTATTATCTTTTTAGATAACTGTCTGTTTTCAATCATTAAAGACATAATATCATTATGAAGATTTTCTATGACTTCATCATTACTCGCTTGTTTATGAAGTTCATCATTGTTTTGTACTTGAAGAATAAAAGAAGCAAGAGTGATAGCGTCTAGAAAATCTAAATTTTCATTCATTATGCAATCTTCTTGATAATGATATTTGCGTCTTGAACAGTTAAAGGTAAAGCTGAATTATTTCCCAATGAAATAACGTATGAAGCACCACATGGTACTTGTACTAATGTACTACCATCTACGTTTCCTAATGCACTCGCTGTAGCTACTGTATAAATACTTCTAGTTCCACCAATGATTTCACCATCTAGTTCTAAATCTAATGAAGCTTCGCCTAGTGTAGCAGATGTGATGTTAGCACTATATTCTACCTCATAAATACCTGGTTTAGTTAAAGTAAATAAACCACTTCCTAAATCATGCGCCAACCATCCTTTACAAGCGCATTGACAAGAACGTGTTCTTACTCTGTCTGTTGGGAATAATACGTTTTGTCCTACGGCTACTGTTTGACTAGCCACTCCAATACTATTAATCATATAAATTCTCCTTTCTAAAATAAAAAGAACAGTTCCTTTGAACCGTTCTTTTTAATGTTTAAATCCAAAGGTTTGATAAACCTAATATCGCTATGCGACTAGATTATAAATTTGTTCCATTACATCCGCAACCATTACCGAAACAAGCACCGCTATTATAAGCATAATATGGTGAGCAAGTAAGATATGCTGGTTTAGGTGTAGGTTGTAATGTACTGATAATGTTAGCTGATTGTGCTTGTTGAGATAATTGGAAATTAGCAGTTAATAAATCTCTATCTCTATCGGCTAATCTATCTCTTAATTCTTGCATTGTGTTAGCATTGATTAAGGCTCTAGTTGCTTCACCTTCAGCATGGATTGCTGTAGTAATTTCACAAGTGTTTTTATAATCTTGTGCTACTACGTTGTCAATCGCACGTTGAGTTGTACAGCAACATTCTTGTTGACCAGCTTGTAGGTTTTGCATACCTAATTGAGTAGTATAGCGACTTTCCAATACATCACGTTGAGTTTGACAAGCAGAGTTAGAAACGTTTTGGTTAGTATTAAAAATATCACGTTTAATGAATTCATCATCAAGCAATGTGTCATTAGCGATATTATTGTTACCCCAACCATTATTACAAAATAATAAGATTAGGATAACCCAGAACCATGCACCAAAACCATTACCGAAACCATCATTGTCTCTTTCAGCTAGATTGTAAGTAGGTTGAATACCCATTCCTGCATCTGTCATAAGACCTCTCTCCTTTTCTATAATATATTTATAACTACATTAAAATTTAATGTTGTTACCGAACATCTTTTTAGCCTGTTGTTTAGCCATTTCCATTTGTTGAGGTGTAACTCCCATTTGTTTCATGAAATCATTTGGATTGACTCCACTGTTCATCATTTGATTTATTTGACTGAACATTTGAGGGTTACGCTGTTTCAGCATATTCATGAGCATATTTTGAGGGTTCATCATACCTCCCAATGGATTTGTACCTCCACCCATGAAAGACTTTAAAGGGTTAGCCATTTGTTTTACCCCCTTTTCTTGCGTTTTGAGGATGTTTTTGTTCACTAGGTACATTTTGTTGTACTTGTTGAGGTTCGCCTTGTAATGCCTTTAAAATGGTGTCCATTTTAGCTTCTAACATATCCATACGTTCGTTGTTTGTATTTTCAACTTTTTCTTCTTTGATTTCTTCAAATTTGAATTTCTTGAAAGCGCCATCCATATTTTTCATATAGAAAACAGGATTGTTGTTATCAAACAATATCAGTGGAAGATTGTTATTTGCTACGTTTCTTGCTTGTTCTTCTCCATCTACCCATTTACCATTGAAGTCAAAATTTGACGGTGTAGGATTTGATGGGATGTTGTTGATATTAATGTTGGGAACATTCATTTGCTGTAATGATTGTAATTGTTGTTCAATCATAGCTTTTTGTTGCATCAACGAGTCAACTCTAGATTGCATGGGATTATAATAATTATTCATGTTCATCCCCTCCTCGACTATTAATATAACACTTTTTAAAATGGAATGTAGTATCTTTTTAGTATCATTTCTAAAATAAAAAGAGCTTTTTAAGCTCTTTTAATGTTTATCTTTAAATGTGAATCAATTAAGTCCATTAATTCTTTATACTGTTCTTGTGTTATGCGGTCGCTATAGAAGAAAATGTCTAATTGATTTTTAGTTTTTTCAACATAAAAATCATCTAATAAACCTTTATTAATTCTAGAATTAATTCCTTTTTTCAATCTGTCATAAATAGTCATATTATTGTTCCTCCATATCTAATTCTAAACAAGTAACTCTATAATCAATATCAATGATGCTTTGATTGTCAAGTTCTTCTTGTGTATATTTAATAACATCATAATTCATATATTTCATTGGATTTTCTTTAATCATTTCTTCGGTGATTTCTTTAGGGTTTACAGTGAAAATATTTACTCTATAAGAATAAACGTGGCTTTCTTGCGGTGCTTCAGTTTCAATTCTGTTACCATCTTCATCAAATGCGATATTCATATTCATTTCAGTAGAATCAATTTCTTCAATGAATTCATAAATAAATACATCAGCACGTTTTTCATTTACTTTGAAATAGTCATAATCAGGCTGTTTGTTCATAAATTGTGCGACAGTTTGCATACATAATCATCTCCTTATCTTGTTTGTTGTTATTTATATGAAGGAAGTTTCCATCTTGACTACTTCGTAGTCAATTCACCCTCTGACACCGTTGATTGAGAGGCGGGCGAGGATGTACCAGTACGCACCACCGTCCCCATAGGTCGCATGCAAGCAAGAAAGACCAGCAGAATAACCAGCCCCGAGATAACCTAAGCCAAGGAACTCTCTTTGTCCTGAATTTACATTATCTACATAAACACCATCAGCAAATCCAGTAGTAGTTGATGATCCATCTTGTCCAACATTAGTTTGAACGAACGCGCCATTTTCTAAATCAAAGTCAATTCTTGTGATATGATTCCAGCTATTTAACTTTTGTGGTTGAATAGAGTATGGTAATTTCTTATAAGTAGATTTTGCAGTTGTCATATTAGTAGTTAATAGACTTGCATCATTTTGAATATAAACTTCACGCTTACCACTTGCATCTACAATATCCATAAACGCATTAGCGTAAGTTTCATATCCACCAACCATACATTCAATTCCTTGAATAACCATAGGGAATTTACCATTAGTTAATTGTGCGTTTGTATCACAAGGACATCCGTCTCTATCTAGAACATCATCACTGAATCCAGAGTGCCAATGCATAGCTGAAATGTAAATATCACTAATTACACCATCTGCAACAGTTACTGGCATAGTATTAAATGGTTCTTTGACATCTAAATAAATAGCTACGTTATTATCATCAATAGCTTCTTTTCTTAATACTTTTACGTCATTTGCATACATATGCATATTTTGATAGTATCTATCAGGCGATTTGTTTATATGAGCATATCCAACAGAAACATAGCTTCCAATTCCAACTGCATTTGCTTGAGATTTAGTTAAAGGAAAATAAGTTGATTTATCTTCGCTTTGAACACTTGCTACGTATTGGAATGAATAATTAGTACATCCTGTCATAATACTTTGAGAATTCAATGTTGCATACTTCAAATAGAATGTAGTCAAGATGTATTTATAATCACAAGTCATTCCACCAGAATAGAACTTACCTCTCTTTTGGAAAGCAGAAATCATACCATTATAAGAATTGTTTGCATTTAAAGTTCCAAGTTGAGCAGTCGAACTAGTTTGTCTTGAAGGCATCAAACCTTTGCTAGAATATAATATTCCATCAATATCACCACATACATATTTACTATATAAAGCAAATGGTTGAATAGTTCCATCGCGATTGATACATTCTCTTGCAATCGTATATCCTTCTCTAGGTGAATCGGTTCTTGAGTAATACCAATATTGTTCATCTTCCCAAACTTTTTCATAATAGCTCATACCTAAAACAAATACATCATTTTTGCCAGTATCTTTAAAGTTATTTTGTCCTTTAATAGCTGTAATATGTCTTACACCGTGCTCATCTACGTAAGCATTGACATCATATGTTTTAAATAATGGAATGTTTTCATAATCATTTTGACCTTTGATTGTTTTAGTAGAAGGTTCACATACAAGTCCAGCGTTGGTATCTAATTTTTCTCCAATTGATGAATGACTTGTTTCCCATTTAGGAAATCTAACTGTGTAAATGTCACCAGTTCGTTGAAGTGCAAACATGTTTTCAAAAAACGAACCTAAAGTTGTTCTATTGTCAATCTCATTAACTTGTTTTTGTAAATCTGTATAAGTAGATGGAATACTATCTAAAGCTTTTTTGGCTTTATTTTCTACTAATTGGACTTGCTCTGAGCCTTTATTTATGATGTTGGTGATTTGATTACTTGACGTAGTAAGCAATCGGTTATTTTCGCTTTCAGCCAATGCTGATAATTCTTTTTCTAATTGAATTAAATAATCACTAGCAATCAATTGTTCTTCGTCACTTAATTCGACTTCGATACCTTCTAATGAAAGTCCTTTAGCTACCGTAGTATTCCATTCTAATGTAAGATTATCTTCTGATTTTTTAGCACATACAATGAATTTAACATCACCCTTGTATTTTGTTACTTTTCTACTGAATAGCCATGAGAATAAAATATTTCCTTCATTTACAGTAACATCATCAACAAAATAATTATCTCTTTCTTTATTTGCATTTTCAAAATTGACATATAGTTTCAATTTGCTTAAATCTACATTGTCACCTACAATTTTAGGACATTGAAAATACATTCTATCTGATTTTTCATCACTTTCAACACCGATTATATAATCTTCTGGAATATTGATAACCCTTGTAATTGGGTCAATTACAATTCTTTCTTCATTACTTTGTACCGAAATATCATCTGGTACAATAATATTATCTAAATCCATGTCTATTCACCTACTCTCATAATAATTTTATTTGTTCTAAAATATAATGTTCCTTCATTGATTTTTTGACCTGGTCTAGCATCGCTACCAACAACATAACAAATATGCACTCCTTTAATTGTCATAGTTTCATTAACTACTAATTTGTTATTATTAATAGGATAAGCTTTGTTATCAAAAATTAAATACCATTTCATAGATGGGATATTTGTTTCTATATCGAAATTTAAAGTATTCACACCTTTTTCGCCTTCGTTACCAATAATTAAATCTGAAGGATAAACGCTTTTATCATCGTAAATCTTGATTGTTTTTATCATATAAATTCACCTCATTCAAATTATACAATAAAAGCGACTTATTTTAAAGTCGCTTTTTCTATAAACTTTTTCAATCTCCTAATAACTGTTGTACCTTGAATATCCAATATATCCGCTACTTCATCTTTTGAATTGTCAATATAAAGATAAACAGTTTCAGCTACTTTAGGATTGATGCCTTTCGCTCTACAAATTTCATTTATGTGTTCTTCACTTAAGTCTTCTCCTAGTATCTCTATGATTTGTTCTCTCAATCTCTTCTTTACGAATGGTTTAGGAACTTCTTGATTGTCTATCAATTCCTGTATAATGTTCAGTACGTATGATAGATATACTCCAAAGAGAGGAGTGGCAAATAATGATATATTTAAAGGAATAACTCCTTTGATTAATAGATAGAATGTCACTAATGTAATCAATGTACATTTAGATAAGCTATCCGCATGATAAGATTTACCGAATACCATTCTATTCATTTGAAAACTGAAAAATATAAATAAAAACTCAATAGTTCGGTTATTTAACCATGCTATTGAGTAAACTAATAGAAACTGTAAAACTTGAACAATGACTACAAATATCGTAAACATCACTTTTTCACGTTTACCCATCTTAATTATCTCCTTTATTTTCTGAATAATTTTTTGAACGCTTTTTCAAAAGCTCCCTTTGTAGGGAAGAAAAAGAAACTTGGAAAATCTGGCATAATTTTTCTCCTTTCATTAAATAAGTAATGATAAGCATGATATAATAATCAATCATCATTAATACACTTATTACACATCCGTAATTACCATTATGAAAACCTATGTCTCTTAAATAACAAGATATAAATTTTAAAATGATAAATATGATTGTAAAAGGAAATGTAAATGATGTATATTTAAAGCTTTCTTTCGCTTAGTGTGGTCAAGGACATGGGACTTAAAGAGCCGTACTGCGGACAAGTGCC